TTGTTTAAACCTAATGCAGTTAATTCTTCTCTTGTCATATAATTACCTCCTATACGCTTTTTACGAGTTCGCTCTCATAATTTGCTTTTTATGATCGAGAATGTATGTGTATATAAAGCGGATAGCCTTTAAACCGCTATCTGCATTACACCAAGATTAAAGGGTAGGAATTTATCAATAATTCGACCTACCCTGTCGCTAGTTTGACATAAACTAACAACTGAATAAAAATAATTTGTATATAGCGTTGAAGTGGGAAACGAAGTCAAGTAATAAGCTTTTCTCCAAAAACTTCAACTATGTAACTAAGTAACTAATTTAAACATTACGTAAGATTTTAGCATTCTCACGTGTGTAATCACGTTCGAGATAAGAATTATTTTTTACTAATTCTCTTATCTCTTTGTAATTTTCTTGTAAGGTTTCTTTTCTATTGTTAAGCTTTGCCTTAATTTGAGCCGTATCAACACCTTTTGGTGCTTTCTCGAGTATTTCTTTATACTTCTCGATTTCAGCTTTTTGAGCCCTTATTTGACGTTCATAATAACGTTGCTTTTGAGAATTCTTATACTTTTCTTCACTCGCTCTAGTGTAGTTACAATTATTCTCTTCGTGTAATTCTTTATTGGACATAGAAACTACATCTTCGAGTGGAACAGGAATAAATTCATGTCGGCAGTTCGGAGAACTACAGAAATAAGGTTCATTGTTTTCAACACTTTGTCTACTGACCATATTTTTACTTGCGATAGCATCTTCAATTTTTTGAATATATTCTTCATCAAAGCCCATTGAAAGATAGTCTTCATTGTAAAAAATCTTTCCTTGTAAGTCGGCATGTGATGGTCGGCAGTCAGGGAATGTGTTCGAGATGTAGAACACTTCACCGTTCGCTATTGCGGTTGATAGTTGTTGTTCACGAATCTCGTTTGTAAGAGTTGTTCGCATGTTCATTTCCATATAACTTTTGAATGAATATTCTCGACCATTTTTGTAAGTTACTGAATAACTTTCTTCAGCAGTCTTACTAGTCAATACTTTAGAAGCTTGTTCATAAAGCAATTGTGATTTTTCTAATGAACCAAGTTCATATGTTTGACCTGGCTTTAAACCGATTTCTGAAATAAATCTTTGATGTGCTTGGTATGCAGTATTGAATAATGTCAAACTTAGCATTCGATTTTGATTTTGCATAGTCTTTAAACGTTCAAGAGATTTAGTTCTTGTTTCTTGGTCTACATTTTTAAGACTTTCTTTGATGTAGTACTCAAGTGCTTTATTCGATTTATTCGCAGCCATTAAACTGATTTTAAATATTTTATCTCTTACTTTTTTTAGATTAGCCGACTGCTTACTAGCATAATTTGGATCTTTTAAGTATTTGAGTAATTGCTTGTTCGTAGTCATTTGAATAGTGTTGACTGCTTCTTCGTAATTTTGAGAAACTTCATCGCTAATCTTATCGATATTTTTTTTGTCTAGTGGCATAACTGACCACCACCTAACTAAGCATTATTCATTTGACCATTTATGATTTGGTCTAAAATATCGCCATCGATACCTTTTGCTTTGTTGTTTTCGATATATTCGATTAACTCATTCTTTTGCTTTTCTTCAAGTGTATCACCATATACAATGTCAACGATTTGTTTAGCAGTAACTAGACCACTTGCAAATGGTTGAGCAAATAATGATAACTGAGTTGCAACGTACTGAGCATTCTTTAAAAGATTCTTATTAGCATCTTCTAAACTTTCTCCTGTATATTTAGCTCTATATTCGGCAGCACTCATTGTTCCTGCTTGAACATCTCTTAAATCGGATGTTTTCTTTGAGTCTTTATCTTCAAAAATTGAATCATCAAACGTAACTGTTACTTCTGCTTTATCGTAGATTTTTGAAATTGGTCTTGATGTATACTTTGATGCATCACATACCATTTGTGCGACTTCGACTAAGCACTTTTCAATTTGAACTTCATGTTTTTGAATTGATCTAAATAAATCAGAGTTTTGAGCAATGATACCTGTTGCAGTTTGAACAGGTCTACCACCGCTTGCTTCAGCATTGTAAATGAAATAATTTTTGCCAAATCCAGTTGAATCAGCAAACTTACTTAATGCTCCGTTTAATGCTTTTTCGTATTGTTCCGCTCTAATTGGAGAAGAAGCTTCTTTAAAGAATGGTTGATTCATATCAATATCTTTTGGAACAGGAATAATTCTTTTTTCGTTCACATCAAAGAACTGTTGTCTTACAACGTTTCCATCAGCGTCTTGTTCTACTTGATCTAAGTCAACTGAATAGAAAATACTTTTCTTAGATAATTCAACTTCTTCATGATATTCATCGTAAATATCATCTATGTTCTTTAATTGGTCAATTGCATTTGCAAACCATGAAATTCCTTGAATCCTAACTGAGCCATCATCTTTATTGTTGACTTTAGCAGGTTTCCAATAAGAGAACCATTTTGTGTCAACGATAACTTGATTTGGTTCTCCGTCTTCTTTCCAAGAGCCACCATCATCTTTTACGTAACTAATGCTTGTAATTAAATATTTGCCAAGCATATCTTTGCCATAGCCATATTTTTCAAGTTTATTTTCATCAAGTAATTCATGAATAAGAATCGTTGCATCTTCACTGCCAATAGACGTAAAAGCACAGTCAATTATTTGACCGTATGCTTTTTTTAGCACCCAAATGTTCTCAGCATCAATGAACTCAATTTTGATTTCTCCATCGTTGCCAACAAATCTTTTTCCTTTAATGTCTCTTGTACAATTGATTAACGTTTGAACGAATGCACCGCCGCCGAAAGCCATGTCAAGTTCTTCACCTTGATTAGCAACACTCCAGAAGTCTGTATTTTCTAAGTGATAACATAAATTTACATTGTCATTCCCTGGTTTGTCTTCAGTTCCACCACTAGGAATTGCTACGAAAGTTTTTTCATTGAGCATCAAATCAGCCCATTTTTCCGAACCCTCTTTAGCCATATTCAATGTCATTTTGTCATAATTGAAATATGTCTTTGTGAATGGATTATATCTTTTGCAAGTGTGAAATGAACCGTCGTATCCTTTGTACCACTTTACCCATTGTTGCAAATATGAACTATGTGGAATTGGTGAACGACCGTAAATCTCTTTGATTTTTTCTTCTACTTTAAATTCGCTCATTCATTTTTACTCCTTTCTTTACAAACTATTCTCTATCCCATAGCTTGTAACTTTTCTAAGTCTTTTTCGATTGTATATTCTGCAGCATCGCAAGTATCAATGTCGCTAGTTCCATTGTCTAAACGTACATCGTTTCCAAGTTCCGCTTCTTTAGAGTCCCATACAGCAGTTGACCAAGCATCTTGCAACGACTTAGTGTCTTGCTTGATTAACTTAACTCTATGTTGTCCGCATAAAAGATTTATCAAACGAATTCTATCGTTAATTGGTCTCTTTGCAGCATTGTAAATTTCGTTGTTTAAATAAGCTCTTTTACTTGCTACTCTTAGACCATTGATAAGTGTTTGTTCCGCACTATCTGCGAACGTACTGATTTTTAAACGAATTCTTGTTCCGTTTGGATTTAGATGCAAGCAATATTCAGTGTTCATTTTTTGAACAAACTCAACATATTTTTTGTAAAGCTCATCAGGAGTAAGTCCTTTAGCAATAACTATCTCAGATGCTAAGAAAATGACTTCTCGATAGTTTGATGTGTATCCCCTACAAACGAATGTGTGTTGTGAACCATTTCCACCCCAGTCTACACCGACTGCAATATTAACAATTGAATTCTTATCGAACTTGTCTTTATCGATTAAGAAATCTTCTATATGTTTTGCAAATGGTGAAAAACAAAGCCCCTCAGCGACTTTATCGAGTCCAAGAACATTTCTATCCCATTCAATTGAACCTCTTTGTATAGTCTTTAAAATCGACCTTATTGTCTCGTTACTTAATGACATGTTATCAGCCATTGTAACTGTGTCAAAATTAAATCCGTAAGTAGAATCTTTTCTTTGTTCATCTAAGTGTCTATTGATTACTTTTTCGTTGAACCAATGATTTGGTGCTTTAGGGTTCAAATCCATAAAGACACGTCTACGATTTCCAAATGACCAAGTTCTTGTTAAGACCATTTCGATAAAGTCTGGATGACATTCATTGG